TCATTTTTTGCTGATGAGAGGAAGGTCAAGTGTGGGGCTAATCTGCACCTTCCGGTCATAAATCAGCACCTGACTTTCGGTCTTGTGGCCGCTGAACATCTGTTTATCTTTGCTGCTTCCCTCAAAATCAGAAATAGCTTTCGCTTTGATATCGTGGAACGTGTAATCAAGCGGACGGCCAATTTCCGCCTCTGCGGCGCGCACTGCTTTCAGCCATCGATTGTTAAACGTCTTCCGGATAAACAGGCCACCGTCGCTGTTGTAAATTACCAGCGAATCAGGCGAACGTTTCGGACACTCAAGCTGAGCGGTTTCGATTGCCTGGTGCAGGCGTGGTGTCCACACTTTGATTTGTTTCTTCCCGGTCTTGCCCTGCTGTATAAATATCCCGCTGTCTGAAAGCTGCATGTAGCACAGCGCCAGTACATCAGCTTGACGGGCTGCACACAGATAAGATATCTCCATCGCTGCTTTAACCACGGGATCCGCTTGCTTGTAAATCGCCAGGTAGTCGCCATCTGTGATGTATTGCTCGCGCGCTTTGAGAGAAAACTTACTAACGCCAGCGCATGGATTGCCTTTGGCGTAGCCGCGTTCATATCCCCAGCGATACACCCGTGACATGCTGCTCATTTCCTGATTGGCCTGGTTCTTACTTTGCAGTCCGCGGCGATCCATAAACTGGCGCACGTCCTCGGGTTTTACCAGGTCAGCTTTTACTTTACCGAAAACAGCCAGTAGTTTTTTCTGGTGTTGCAGGTAATCTTTCTGTGTGCGGATCGCCAGCTCAGTGTAATAGGCACTTTTCAGGAACATCCCCCACAGCTTTTCGAATGTCATAGTGTCGGAGTGGTTCCGGCGTTCTTCGTCGTAGCGTTTCCACAGTGCGGACATGGTGAGCGTTATCGGCCCCAGCGTCACGGTTTCCCGTGATGTGGGTTTGTAGTAATACCGGGTTTTTGTTTTGGATACGCGTGGCGGCAATTTGCTGTCGCCTGGGTCTTTACGTTTGCGGCCCATCAGATAGCCTCAAAATTCGGCTTTTCTTCTGTGCCGGAGTGGGTTGTCGTCTGGCCGTTTAACACGGCGTTAATATGCGTCCAGGTCACCATCGGGCGGCCCTCCCGGTCGGGGATGTAAGACACACCGCCGCGATCAAGAACTTCACGCTGTTTTGATGGTTTTTGATACCCGGTAAATTCAATAAGCTCCGCATCAGTTAGCAGATCGTTTGCTCGAGTCATGGTCTTTCCTCATCATCCTGCGTACGGCGTTGTCAGCGTCGCTGCATGCGCTTTCTACGTCCGACCTGGTCAGGGTCTTCTTTCTTACACTCGCCGATAGCCGGCCTATTTTGATATCGAAATCGGAGAGAAGAACCTCTCCCGGTTGCCATCGTTGCATAGCGGCCTCTGTATGAAATTGAGGCCGCCATGCTAACGATTAAGATGGATTATTTCTGATTATGCTTAATCAGGTTTTGGGAAGGGAATGCACCTTTCTGACGTGTAACTTTAACGTTCTCTGGAAGGTGGATCCCCAGCTCGCAGCGGCTCCGCGCTTCAATCACGCCATTTCTGCCGTCCGGCAAAACAACATGAATCGCGTCACCTCTTTTCAGGGTTAGATTTAGCATCAGCGCACCTGCAATGAACGTTCGCCAGTCTCAAGATGAGCACCCGGTACCGGATTAAGCAACTCCTCCGGAGGGGTGCCACCATCTGCAATAATCTGCGCCGCCGCCGCTTCTGCCGCCTCGATGGCTTCTTTGATGGCTTTTTTGTCCGGTTCGATCACTGTCTGGACGCTAACCATTTCATCCGGCAGCTTGTCGGTATTGTCGATCACTACGCTTACGGAACCTTTCCGGGCTGTAAAGGTATTCTTAGCCGTTTTAAGTGAATCTTTGCCGGCGGCCAGCAGGCACGACAGGATGTATTTGCGAAGAGCTTTGTCTTTACCTTCAAATGATTTCTTGCGCTCGGCAAGGCGCTTCATTTCGTCGTCGCAGGTCTTGGCGTGGCCCAGGTTATTACGTGCGATAACCATTACGGCGTCCAGCTTGTCGGACAATTCGCCCTCAATACCTTCCAGCGTGTCAGCGATCATTTCAGGGGTGAAGTCTTCCGAACCATCCAGCAGATTCAGGAGGTTTGAATAGTCGGCGGCCAGTGCAATTGCAGTAGTGGAAGTCATGCTGTTTTCTCCTGTGCTTTGTTCAGTTCGGCGATACGCCCATCTTTGATTTCTGTCAGGCGACGTAGACGTTTACTTAAATAATTTGCGTGCTGCTTATCGCCTTTTGCTTCTGCATCCTTGCGATGCACTTCGACTTCACGGGCTATCGAGGAGAACACCTTGCTTAATTCATGCTCAGAAATGCCGCTTGTCAGGGTGTTGGCAACACGCGTTAATTTCTCGTCAAGCTCCTGGCGAAGTCGAGCTGCGTCCTCCGCGCTTTCGCTGGCATTCTTAATGGCGAATTCGGCCTTGTTTTGCTGGCGATATTCCGGGTTGTCGTATAGGCCCATGAAGATATCAGCGCTGAAACCAAGCGCGGATAATGCTTTTTTGGTGGCATCGGTGAGTGATTTTTTCGTTGCCTCGCCGTCACAGATCGGGCCGTATTTGCTGTCGTAAAGGTAAGGCGTGCAACCGAACGCGATTTCCTCGCCGCGCTCGCCGTCTTGCAAGTACCAGAGTTTCACCTTGATAACGTGGTGTAGCTCTGTGAGGATCCCGCCGGTGCCGTTAGGGATAACTTCCCACGCTGGATTCCCATCCTGTCCTTTGAACTTCCTGAGAATTGGCGCGCCGGCATCAAAGCGTTCTTCGAGAATGTCCACGCCCCAGCCGATACCCTTCGGGCCAAATTCGCGTGTGGCCAGCATGGTCATGTAAGTGCCGTTGATAGAGGTGCCGCCGCCGTTAACCGCGAAAGCCTTTGTGAACCGTTCATCAGTGCGGAATACGCGTTTCCACAGAGCAAGGTTTTCCTGTTCTTCTTCCGGTCGCTCACTAAGGCTTTTTTCTATATCGGAAACAGCTTGCTGCTGGCTCTCTTCCGCATTAACCCGCTTGACCAATTCATCACACTGAGTAACCAAACCTTTTACCCTTTCGCTCAATGGTTGTTCTGGTTCCTCGCTCGTTGCGTACACACCGTAACCCATATCATTAAGTTGCTCTTTCGCTTGCTGCGACTGCGTTTCAGATACTGGCGCTGGTGCTACCATTTCCGTTTTTTTGACTTCATTTGAGGCGGGATTGTTAACCAGCCCATCAATTGAGAAATGACCACTGCCAAGGCTTTTAACTTTCGCTTCTGGCTGTTCTTCGCCAGATTCAAAGCGGCCGTGCTTTTCCAGCCAGGCAACGATGTGCCTGCGGAGGGACTCCGGGAAATGATGGGTGTCTTTGGCCGGCACATTCTGGATTACGCCGAAAATGCTGGGGCGGTCGTACTGCAGTATTTTTTCAGTGGTGCGCAGTGCTATAGACCAACGTTTAAAGTCTTCACGCTCCCGTTTAATAACATCTTCCGCAGCCCGAAGGGTGCTGGTTAAAACTTTTTCGTTGGCATTTACTGGCAGCAGCGCAAGAGCGACCTCCTGATCAAGAGTGGCATACGTGTGAGCGTAAGTGCGTGGCTCAACCGTCTGACTTGAAACCGTGGCGGCAGCGGAATTAATTTCTGTGCTGGTGCTGGTGCTGGTGCTGGTGCTGGTGCTGGTGCTGGTTTCTGATTCTGCATCACAGCTCTTAATGAACTGATAGATCGCGGCGCGCCCAGGGCGCTGATTCTCGAAATGAGCGAAGATTTTTTGAATCAGGTTATTTAGCCCCGCTGCATCCATTGCTTTGACGGGCTCATGTGCTTCCATGCTGGATATAATGAACCGGTTGAGGCGATCAGGCTCTTCGTCTTCATTTAGATCGGTGTTATCCATGTTGTCCAGGTAATCGACAACCTGTGACAGCGTAGCATCGTCAATTTCGGTAGCGCTGAACAGCAGAACCGCGGCGAAACGCTCACGCGGTGAAAGCGTCATTACGTCAATAATTTCTCCGCTACCGGACTGATCGCCGTTACTCTCCGGCATTACCCGGGCGACCCACTTCTCGCCGTCAAAGTCGTGCGTCTCCGCGAACTTCTCATCAAATACACCGATTTCAGAGCGATCCTGTCCGGGGGTGTCTTGCCATACCTTCGGTTTAAAATAACCGTCACCGTTCGCCGGGTAATGCTCCCACAGCTTTCCGACAACGATGCTTTCGGCAACTTTTTTATTTGGCGCCTTAATACTGATGGCCAGCCGCACGGCGCCATCTTTGATGGCCGTTTTTTTCGGCTCAAAAAGGCAGTTAAACACTGTCATTGGTCTTTCCTCGCTTAGTGATGGGCGCAGGTCAGGCGCCCGGTTTATCAAAATGGGATATCGCTTTCTTCGATAGGGGAGTGGTCGATGCAAAGCAGCTGCTGGATCTTGTCGTCGATAGCGGCCTGTTCGCGATGTGCTTTTGCTGCAATAAGCTCTTTGGCTGCGCGTAAGCCTGATACCTGGCGACCGATAATTTCGAAAGCATCGGGCATTTTGACGTTGAGCGTTACGGTGCGCTCTTCCAGTAAAACGTAATGCTCTGGATTATTGCGTGACATGTCACCAGTGGAGACAATGATTTTTTCACTGAGAAATTCGGATGTTGCAAAATGAATGTACAGCTTTACTTGAATTGGCAGCGCTTCCATAGCGACTCCTTGATGATGTATACTCAGAGCCGATCAGTGTTGACTCTGTCGGCATTGGTCTTTCCTCGGCGTGGGGTTGGTCCCCTGCGCCATGACTCGGAAGGTTGGTCCCCTCCGGGGTAAAAGAACCCACTTCGGTGGGTTTTTTTACGTCTCAAGTTTGCCGGTCTTTCCCGTCTGTCAGGGCTGGTCATGCCCGCATTGGTCTTTCCTCAATTCACTACTGAGTGAAAAAAATGCCCGCCACTTCGCGGGCAAAGACTACACACAGCATTTTGGATTCTTTGCCTTATCGCCGGCTCGCGGAACGTTTCTGAACAACTGCCGCGTGGTTAGTGCGTCGTTGATGTGATGAAGCTTAATGAAAGGTAAGTTATATGGCAATGGTTTTTACTTAAAAAATGTTAAGTTGATTGACGAGAAATTGTAACGCTTTGAATAATATGTTGATTTATTTTTTGGATTTCTTTCTGGCGGCCAGCAACTCTTCAAAAAGGTTGTTAAAACCATCAACCTTGCTTTCAAGCTCAATGATATGGCGGTCTTTTTCAGATTCAGGAAGGGAGTCGAATAGTTCAAGCAACTTGATTTGACGCCCATCAAGTTCGGTAGGCAAATCAGCAACCGGCATTGGGATCTGATCCTCATCGCCATAGAGTAGCCATGTAGGGGAGCATTTGAGCGCTTTGCTCAGCTTAAAGAGGTTTTTCCCCCTCGGCTCTGTCTCGCCGCTTTCCCATTTAAATATTGTGACATGGGACACTCTCACGGCATCAGCTAACTGCTGCTGTGAAATGTCTAGCTCGTTTCTTCTACGCCTGATTCGGTCGTTAAGCTCAATATTCGTCATAGAGTTAATGTAAATTAATTTGACTTACCTTATGTTAAGTTGTAGTTTCCAAACAAACGTTAACAGGAGGATGTGGATGTGTTTACTAAAGATGCAATTAATCACTTTGGCAGTAAGGCAAAGTTAGCCAAGGCTCTGGGCGTGTCTCAACCTGCGGTTTCTCGCTGGGGTGACCGTGTCCCTGAAAAACGAGCGGCTCGTTTATCTCTCATGACTGACGGGGTTCTGGTCTACGACCCATGCGACTACCAGGAAGCGAACAACAGGAATGCAGCTTAACAAACGGCTTAATTGAAATCTGATTAAGCCTAATCAAGTTTCGCGACAGGAGACGCGATGAGCAATTTAGACGAGTTGAAACAAGAAATTTTTAATTGGGCGCTGGAATCCGGGCAGGAAATGGTAGCCATCGAGATTACGCGAATGTGGTTCCGTCACGGTGGTAACACTGGATCTGTAAAGCTACACCCGATGGAAGATTTAGCGGGCAATGCCGACTGGCGAGCCATCAACAATAACCGCCAGCAGATATTTCGCTGGTTACGTGGTGAAACAAGAGCCGCGAGAGAGAAATCTCAGGCGCTGGCCAAAGCGATGGAAGCCGCGCTACCCGCTGAGCGTTATGCCCGGCTAGGAATGACAACACAGCACCTGATATGCGTAGCGATACGTGAATTTGCAGCAGCGATTATCGCACTGCTGCTTGATGCGCGGGACGGGCCGCAGCGAATAGCTCAGGCATTACAAGCCATGCAGGAAACACAGCGCCTGACCAGCGTTTAACAACGGCGAGGAAAGACCAATGCTTACATCAATTGACCGCATCACCTGGCGGAACGGCTTCCGCCTCAACGGTGCGCCAGCTGCTATCGAAGATATTGAGGATGTTTTCGAGGGGCGTCGCGCAGCTGCTCTATCCATTTGGGAGCAGTACGAGTTACGCAAAGCAGAATTGCGCGATCTCGATCTCACAAACGATGAGTATCAAGCCGCATGCCGACAGATTGCCGAAGCGTTAGGGATCTGATTATGAGCATGACACTCATGGCCCGCGCGATGGCTATAAAAACCGGCAATTCTATTCGTAAGCTGGTGCTCATAAAACTGGCTGATAACGCCAACGATAATGGTGAGTGCTGGCCGTCATACCAGCATATTGCCGATCATTGCGAGTGCAGCAGGAGTGCTGTTCGCGACCATATTTCCGCCCTGGTAGATATGGGCTTGCTGCAGAAAGAAAACCGGACAGGCGTTAACAATGGGAAGGGGAATAAGTCGAATATTTACTACCTGAATCTTGATAACCCTGTGCCGCCAAAAAGCATAGCCCCTGTGCCACCAAAAAACACAGGTATATCACCAGAAAGCACACCCCCTGTGCCAGCAGGTGGCACCAGAATCAGTCACTCTTTTGAACCAGTCATTGAACCTAAAGATCCCCCTTACCCCCAAGCGGGGGAGGGCGAGGAATTGATTCTTGCTGACGCTAAAAAAGCCCTGGGCTACTACAACGACTCAACAGGAACACGCTGCCGCGACCTCAAGCCGTTTGTCATGATGCTTACGCCAACGCAAACCCGCGAATCCTACACGTTGGCTGACCTGCAACTGGTGATCCGTTGGGTTCTGGCTACGTGGCGCCGCCGTGGTTCTGGTTTGCCTAAGCCCGCCAATATCTGCCGTGTTAACCGCTTTGATGGCTATCTCGCTGACGCTGAGGCGTGGGCGACGCTTGAAGCCAGCGTAGACGCACAGGCTGTTATCGATGGCTACAACGAAATTTTCGCAGGGCTCCTGCCTGCGGCAACACTGGACGCCGAACGCCGTACGACGATTACCCGACTGGCGGCACATATGGCGAATAAAACAACCGGTGCGTTCCTGGGCTACATGGAAAAATTCCGCAATATTGCGCCTGATTTTTACTTCGGCGGCGAAAGCGGCGAGGACTGGAAAGCGAATTTTGATTATCTGATGAAACCGGAAACACTTCGCAAGACCAGGGAGAAATCATTGTGAGTCCGCAGGAACTAGAGGCTTGCGTGCTAGCCGGGTTGCTGAATGGCGGAGCCACGCCGGATGCCTTCGACGTTATCGCAACAACGCCGGAGGAGTCATTCAGCATTGCATTTCACCGCCGTGCATTTGCCGAAATAAAAAAACAGGCCCTGGCCAACAGCATGATCGACATGATGTTTGTTAGCGAAGTCCTGGGCGGCAACAGCCTGGTTGATTTAGCTCAGATCATGCGACAGCCCGCGACCGTACCCAACCTGAAGGGCTACGCCGGGAAAATGGTAAAAGCGTGGCGTAGCCGCCAACTGGCCACGCTTCTGCAGGAAGGTGCAGACGGCATACGTAACGCGGTTAACCAGGACCAGCGCGATCAGGTTGTTGAGCACGCTGTCGCGAAGCTACTGGACATGACGGGCGACACGGGAGACGTGCAGCCGGTACACATCAGCGATCTGCTGCCAACGTACATGGACACTGTTCAGAAACGCCTTAACGGCGATGCAGAGACACGCAACCTGCTAACTGGCATTGATGAACTGGACAGCGCCACAGGCGGAATAAACCAGCAGGATTTGATTGTGGTGGCTGGTCGCCCGGGCATGGGTAAAACAGAATTCGCGCTTAAAGTCGTTGATGGTGTAACGCAGCGCGGCGGTGGTGCGCTAATTTTCAGCATGGAAATGGCAGCCCCGCAGATTGTTGAGCGCTCCCTTGCCGGGGCCGGAAATCTTTCCGTTTCTCGACTCAGAAACCCAAAGGACATGTACGACGAGGACTGGGCGCGGCTTACATCCGCGATGGGCGAGCTGGTGGAGCGTGACATCTGGATTGTTGACGCTACAGATCTAACCGTCGAACAAATCAGAGCGGTTGCGGAAACCCACAAGCGGCGTTATCCACACCTGGCAATGATTATGGTCGATTACTTGGGCCTTATCCGTAAGCCAAAGGCGGAACGTAACGATCTCGCCGTCGCGCACATATCCCGAAACCTGAAAACAATGGCTATGCGCCTACACACGCCTACGTTTGCGCTTAGTCAGTTATCGCGTGCGGTAGATTCACGCCCAGCAGCTCAGCGGCGGCCGGTTATGTCAGACCTGCGTGATTCCGGATCCATTGAGCAGGACGCCGATAGCATTCTGTTCCTGTACCGCGATGAGGTTTACAACCCAGAAAGCCCGGCGGCTGGCATTGCAGAGGTAATTCTCGGTAAGAGCCGATTTAGCGCAGCCGGTACCGTAATTTACCAGGAGTTTAAAAACGGGCATTTCCTGTCAGTCGATCAGCATGTCGGAAAAGAAAAAACACGCATTCAACTGGAGGCGGCAAAACCACAGAAGGGCCAAAGAAAATACGCTGAGAAGTACAACACAGAACCATTTTAACAGCGCCTGACCAGCGCTAATAAAACCACAGAGGAAAGACCAATGACTGATTTAATTTATCCAAAGGTTTCGATCATCGACGACGCTTGCGACTGGACGAATGTCATTATCTGGCGCATGAATGCTGGTGCTCGAGCGTGTAGCAGATCCGTTTTTGTTCCTTGTCCTAACCCGGTACCAGTAGCGGGCATAAGGCCAAAATTTGCCCCTGCAACCAAAGTAGCCAAAGAGAAAAAAACAGCCATTTCTAGCACGGCAAAAACGCATACAGCGACAGTCATTTTCGCCGATGGAGAAAAAACCGTTGAAATTCGCGAAACGGCCACAGCATGGACCGCAGGCAGCAAACTGAATTTTGACAAAGTAACAGGGCAGCGTGCAGGCGTTCGTGGCCGCTGCCGCATGCTGCTGGATACCATAAAGCCGATTGCAAAACAGGAGCAGGTAAGCACCAGCGTTGAAGAACTATCAGCACAAAAGCTGGTGGCGATCATGATGGGGAAAAAACTCTCCCACCAGGGCATTTTAATCGCGATAGCGAAATTTCACCCGGACATCAAAATTACTGCGCACCAAGTTCAGAAGCGCGTCGCTGCAATGCTGCGCTCAAATCTTGTCGGGATTATTCAGCACAATGAAACGCCAATCCCGCACTTCACGCTACAGAGCGTAGACCCGCGATTCTACGTCCACTCAAAACGAAACATGGGGTGATGCATGGCCGGGCAATCGGATTATCTCCCGCCCGGCCTGCCATTCAATCGCGCCCAATGGCCGCAAGAGTATCAAGCTAAAGAGCAATATGACATGCGAGCAGCAGCGCTAGTCCGTCAGCTATTTGAGCGAAAAACTACTCGTGCAGCAGTGGTACAGCAGATTGATGCAACGCCGGAAACCTATCGGGATTTCTTTAGAGAACGTTTGAATTTTTGGCGCGGAAAGCGCGAAACAGGAGTGACAAAATGAGCAATAACACCGAAGCGCTGAAAGAGCGCCAGTACATCGTAATTTTACAGCGAGCATGGTGTAACGCTGGCAAAACGGGCATTGAGTATTCATCAGACCTAATTCGTTACGACAACAGAAAAGAGGCCATTTCACACGGGTTCCAGCAGATAGATAGCGATGATTTCAATGTTGGCGTTATCCAGGGTAGCAAACTGGTTAGCTTTGACTGGATGGATAATCCGGTGGGGAAAAACGGAGTTAGCGTTGACACACTGGTGCAAATCGCTGAATCAATCGGCCTGGAGGCCAGCAATGACTAAACAACTCGAAGCGCTGATGCGCCGCCTGAAGGTGTACGCCGAAGAGTTTAGCTCTACGGTTTTGTCTGCTGACGATTGCATAGCACTGATAGCGGCGCTGGAGCTGGCTGAGAAGCAACGCGATTCGTGGAAGCGGATTGCACAGACGAATCTTTCTGAGCGTGAGAAGGATATCGCTGAGCTTGATGCTGCCCGTAAGCGCATAGCAGAGCTGGAAGCCAGCCCGTTAGCGGTGAAGCTGCCAAATCGCTTACAGCCTGGTGCAGATGGCCCCGACGACTGGTACTTACACAGCGACCCAGACGGCGAATACATGAAAGCTGATGATGTTATCGAAGCAATCCGCGCCGCTGGCGGCACAGTGGATGAGGGGGAGTAGATGGTGACATTCCCGGCATGGTGGAAACACGGAACAAAAGTAAAAACAAAAGACGGTCGCACGGTCACGCTGAATATTGCTCCAGACAACGAGTATTGGTTTACGGACGATAGCGGGAAGGAGGTCTTCGTTTTCAGCCTTGATATAGACGGACCAGTTGAGGAGGCTTTATGAATAACCTGAGTCAGGCTGCTATTGCCGAGCAGCTCCAGAGCCTGGTAACCGCTGCGCACCAGTTCGCCTGCTCTCTCGATATTGGCGACGAACGCATTGAAGCGTTTGAGCTTTACGAAGCACTTCGCCGCCTACAGCGCCGTGGCGCGGCTGGCGAAATGCTATCCGCGACTAATCCACCGCTATGCCCGGGCATTCCAGATGATGCTGAATGGGTAGATTTTGGTGAGGACGAAGATGATGAATAACCTGAGCATCGAAGATATCAAAGACCAAATCCGAATTCTGGAAGAAACGGCAGTCCCCGGCGAAAGTGATGCTTTTGCTTTGCGTGCATTGCGCGAGCTACTCGCATTGCGGGAAGCGGGGCCGATAACTCACCCTGTTAACGATGATATGGCGCTGGCGTTCTGCCACGCAATTAGCGATAGCAGCGTCGGAAGTGATGAACTGGAGGACGTTAAAACAGGGCTCCGGGCCGCGCTGGCTAACTACGCAGCGCCGCAGCTGCGTGCTGTGCCTCCAGGCTGGGTGATGGTGCCGGTTGAGCCTACCGATGAAATGACCGAAGCTATGTACCGGCACCACATAACCCCCAGAAACGCACTCAAGGCCGCGATAGCCGCAGCACCAAAGCCGGAGGTGAAGTGATGCCTCCAGTTAAGGTGGTAATTATCACTCTGGTGCTGATTGTCCTGGCAAGGTTCATGGCTGGCGATATTGGGAGTATTTGGTGATGGCTAAATCCGCAGCAGAACGTAAGGCCGCGCAGCGAGCGCGGCAGTCGGCTGGTGGCGAGCGCCGTATCGATCTTCCGCTGGATGCGCAGGAACTGGAAATGCTGACGCAGAACTGCGCCGCCCGGCGCCCGGGTAAGGCGCCGTACGATGCGGCAGAGTACATCGCACTGCTGATTCGCCAGGACAACGCCCGCATGAGCGGCCTGATTAAATCCATAAGCGCCAGCAGTTGCGGCAAATGCGGTGACCGTCTTCCGGTCAATTCGTGCCCGTGCGCCGGAGATAGTCAGTGCTGGGTAACAGCAGGGTGGCGCGGTCTGAAATTAAAGCCGTGACCAGTCACAACCCACAAACCCATTTTTAAACCGCTTTTATTTGGCGGTTTTTCTTTATAAACAAATGGATATAAAATAAACACTCCGGTTAAATTTGAAATAAGAGGCGTTAATAATTTGCACCGTTGTCGTTCGAGTAGTATAAATACTGTATTTTCATACAGTGGTTTTTGAGGGGGATGCGTGATAAACAAATCGGAGGCGGCGGACCACCTTCCCGACAACGGGCGCATTCTCTTTACCTGCAATAACGGCAAGATTTTGTCTGTAAGAAATGTGCATGAAGATGAGCATGTATCATCACTTAAGTCATTGATAGAATTAGCTGAAAAGGCAGGCTATATGATTGTGAAAAAGTCAGATCCTGCGGTATAATTAATTTACCGGATTGAACACCCGGAATTAAATATTTCTGAGCAATTGCTGCGCTAAAGGGGAATCCAATGGCGCAGTATTCTTTTGTTAAATCAGCAGGTGGTGTGCTTATTCCAGCCACCCCTGATGCACGTGAATTTATTGAAAAAAAAGTACGCTTGGGCGCGGTGCTTTATGCAGATTTTAAACAAGCAAGAAACCCAGCGTTTCACCGCAAGTTTTTCGCGCTTCTAAATCTCGGCTTTGATTACTGGCAGCCAGCTGGTGGAGCAATTTCACCCGCAGATAAAAAACTGGTGCATGGGTACGTAAAACTCGTTTCGCATTACGCTGGCCATGAAGACACGCTGCAAGAACTGGCCGATCAATATCTGCGTGAAGAGGCAGAAAAACGCGCAGGGAATATCAGTGCAGTAAAATCGTTTGAAGCGTTCCGCGCCTGGGTAACTATCGAATCCGGTTTTTATACCGAATACGAAATGCCGGATGGCACCACCCGCAAAGAACCAAAATCCATATCGTTCGCAAAAATGGATGATGTGGAATTCTCCCAACTCTACAAATCCGCCCTCGATGTTCTGTGGAATTATATTTTATTCCGCACATTCCCAACGCAACAGGCCGCAGAAAACGCAGCGGCGCAATTATTCAGTTACGCAGCCTGAGATTATCGCCATGACTAAAGACAATAAAAATTGGCTGTCTGACGTTGCAGCACTCGGTTGTGTTGTATGCCGCAATCTCGGGTACGGCGAATCACCTGCTGAAATTCATCATATCCGCACAGGGCAGGGAACCGCCCAGCGCGCAAGCAACAAGAAAACCCTCCCACTATGCGCCCCACATCACCGCACAGGCGGTTACGGCGTAGCTATACACGCAGGGCAAAAAAAATGGGAGGAAAACTACGGTACCGAAATCGAATTGCTGGAACAGACTAAACGAGATGTGGAGGAGTTGCGACTATGCAGAATTTAATACTATCTCCAAGAGAAGCAGAAAACGCTAAAAAATGGCATGGCGCCCTGCGAGCGAAAAGAACAATATTCTGTTTGGCTTCTCTTCTGCGTTCGCCGGATTGCAATTTTGCCCCTCTTTATGCTCGCGCACGCGCGCGTTTTGGCGGTGAATCATGCCTGTAGTTGCAACGGTAAAAACCGACTGGTTCCGGGTAATTAACGACATTACGCGCAATGGTATTCCGCTGCAGGAAATAGCCCGGGAGCTGGACGTGTCGAAGTCTGCTATCATCGGCTGGAAGCAGGGGGCAGCACCTAACCACCACACGGGCGAGGCGCTTATCGATTTCTGGTGCTACGTGACCAAACGCCAGCGCACCGAATTGCCGGTGCAGGTATCATCGCGCCGATTCGTTTACGCCTGGCGTAACAGGCATGCCTAAACCCCAAAACTTTCACAAATGGGCCTTTCGCAATGAAAATGGCCCATTCACTTTTCGCCCTGTTTTATGCATGTTTTATTCAGCCACTTTTCAGCACTTAACCCGCACAAATAGACCGTTGGCGACCAATCCGCAATGAGCGGTGTTACCGTGGTGCAGATAAGGTCTATTATGTTAAATAACCCCGTTTTCTGACAATTTTCCCATTTGGTCGGGATTCCGACCGCCACCCCGTTTCACACTCACGACTACACAATCACCAGGAGTCACCACAATGGCACGACCACGCAAACAAGTTGAGACGCCGGGGCAGGAGTCAGCAGTCGCAGCAGGCGACGCCACGGGCGAGCAGGTCAGCAATACCGACCTGACCGACGTCGTTACAGTTGGCGCTGACAGCGGCACCGGTATTCAGCAGAAGGTTTCCGACCTGCTGGACGGCACCGCACAGGCCGAACGCAACGCCATCCTGTCCACGCTTAACGAGCAGGCAGCAGCAATCATCACTCGATTCGAAGAGTACGGATTCACCGACATCGTGGGCCACCCACTGACCAACAGTCTTGAATTCCTCACCCTCGTCAAGAAAGCCACCACTACCGCGCCAGCTGCACAACACGGCTACGTGAGGAACGAAGAGGGCAAGCAGCAGCCTGCCGCTGGTAAACCTGTGCTTACTGAGCACGGCTGGCTCGTGAGCTAAGGAGAAAACCATGTGCGGTGGATTTGATATCAACAAAGCGCTGGATCCTGCTGGCTTGTTCACGAAGGACAAAATGCCTGACGTGCAGACCACGGACCCGCAGGCCGAAGCGGACGCAGCGGCGAACGCAGCAGCAAAAGCCGCGAACGCGGACGCAGCATCCCGGCGCAAGCGCAAGCAGGGTTCTTCTCTGCTGGCAACCGGCTCAGATGGCGCCGCAGATTCTGGTAGCTCTCTGCTTGGCTCTGGTGCGGTAGCTGCTGGCACTAAACGTTCACTGGGGGCTTAATCGTGGATGATATCGCCGTAAAGCTGATTAAGCGTGCGACAACGCTGAAAGCCAACCGCCAGATGCATGAGAGCGTCTGGCGGGAGTGCTACGACTACACCTATCCGCTGCGCGGCGCTGGATTCTCCGAAACAGTTCTCGATGCTCAGAGCGCAAAACACAAGGTGGCTAAGCTACTGGACGGCACGGCCACCGACAGCGCCCGTATGCTGGCCTCTGCGCTTATGTCCGGCATGACCCCAGCGAATGCTCAATGGCTCAACCTCGACAGCGAGTCGCTCCCAGACGACGCAAAAGCCTGGCTGTCCACCTGCGCAACGCTGGTGTGGGAAAATATCCACGCTGCTAACTTCGACGCCGAAGGGTACGAGGCCAATCTCGATGTGGTGTGCGCTGGCTGGTTCGCGTTGTACGTCGACGAGGACAAGGAAGAGGGCGGCTACACATTCCAGCAATGGCCGCTGGCGCAGTGTTTCGTCACATCCACCCGCCGTGACGGCATCGTGGACACGATATACCGCTGCTACCAGCTCACAGCAGAGCAGGCGATTAAAGAGTTTGGCAAGGACAAGGTAAGCGACAAAATCCGCGATGCTGCAGCTAAAAAGCCCGACGACAAGTTTGATTTCCTGCACTGCATTTTCCCGCGTGATAACTACATTGTCGACGCCCGCCTGGCGAAGAACATGCGCTTTGCGTCGTTCAACGTGGACGTGAGCAACAAACAGGTTGTGCGCGAATCTGGTTACCACGAATTCCCGTGCTGCGTGCCGCGCTGGATGAAAATCCCTGGCGGTTCGTATGGCATCGGCCCGGTGTACGACGCGCTGCCCGACTGCAAAGAGCTGAACGAAACGAAGCGCATGGAGAAGGCCGCGCAGGATCTGGCTATCTCCGGCATGTGGATTGCTGAGGACGACGGCGTACTCAACCCGCGAACGGTTAAGGTTGGCCCGCGTCGCATCATCGTGGCGAACAGCGTCGACAGCATGAAGCCGCTACTCACTGGCGCAGATTTTAACGTAGCGTTTTCCGCAGAAGATCGCCTGCAGGCGTCTATCCGCAAAATCATGATGGCCGACCAGCTGCAACCGCAGGACGGGCCAGCAATGACCGCAACAGAAGTGCATGTGCGCGTCGCGCTTATTCGCCAGCTGCTGGGGCCAGTGTATGGCCGCTTCCAGGCTGAATACCTGCAACCTCTGGTTGAGCGCTGCTTCGGCATTGCATTCCGTGCTGGCGTATTCCCGGAGCCGCCTGAGAGCCTGCAAAACGCTAATTTCAACGTGCGTTACATCTCCCCGCTGGCACGCGCTCAGAAGCTTGAGGACGTCACCGCCATTGAGCGCTACGGCCAGAACATCATGCAGTTGGTGCAGGTGTACCCCGATATCGTGGACAACATGGACAGCGACGAGGCCAGCCGCGTCGTGGGCGAAGCCTTAGGCGTTCCGGCCAAAGTTATGCGCTCTTCCAATGCAGTGGCAGACATGCGCGAGCAGCGCCAGCAGGCACAGCAGCAGCAGGCACAACAGCAGCTCATGATGCAGGCGGGCAGCGAAGCCGCAGGCGCAGCAGGACAAACAGCCGGGGCAGAACTCGGCAGAAAACTGGCAGGTGGCTAATGAGAATCAAACAGGTAGAGCCAGCAGACTACAAACGAATTTTTGAGGAAATGCCTGGCGGGCCGCAGGTACTCGATGAGTTAACGCGCCGGTTTGGGCGTGAGGCGTACGTAAAAGGCGGCACCGAGGGCGACCGGGAAACGTGCTACCGGGCCGGACAGCGTTCCGTGCTCGATTTCATTCTGATGCAAATCAACAAGGCAGATGGGGTAAACGACGATGGCAATTGATATTGAGCATACCGACAAAGGCGACAAGGTAACCGAGACGCCAACCACGGTTAAAACCAGCACCGACCAAATCACTGACGCCTCAGCGGTTGGTAAATCTGTACTAAAAGCTGCTGATGCAGCGGCGGCCAGAACGGCAATTAGCGCGGGTACTCTGTCAACTGTCCCGGATCCTACAAATACCGTCGTTGGCGGCGTGAAGCTGGGAGGAGCAATTGCAGCTCCGGCAGCAATGACAGCGACAGCTGATACAGCGTCTGCAGCAACGGATGTTGCCGGCCTGTTGGCTGACCACAATGACCTTGTTACCAAATACAACTCGCTGCTGACCGACACAACCGCCTTGCGCACCCTGCTGGCGTCCGTACTGGCACAGCTCAAAGCTAAAACCATCCCGGCATAAGGAGTAATTAACCATGTGGAAATTTAAACACCTATTCATGAACGCAGAGCCTGGCGCAGCAGGTGCGCCAGCCGGGGGTGAAAATGATCCGGGTACTGGCGGTGATAGTAATCTTGGCGCTGGCTCCGTTCTCAGCTCCGGCGCACAGCCGGGCGCGAATGATTGGTTACCGGAAAAATACCGTGTCAGCGGCGAAGATGGCGCGCTTAACGTTGAGCAATCAGCCCGTAAGCTGGCCGAGGCTCATGTCGCGCTTGAGAAGCGCATGGGGGGCGTTGGTACAGCGCCGAAAACTGCGGACGAGTATTCGCCAGCGGTAGAGGTAGATGGCTTTAAATGGGATGAGTTTAAAGCTGCGCCGGAAACCCAAAGTTTCCTCAAAGCTGCTCACGCTAAGGGTATCACTAACGACCAGATGGGTTTCATCCTGGGTGAATACGTCAAGAACGCCCAGCAGATTGCCACCGGCTCAGCGGAGCTTGATGCAGAGGCGGCAACAACCGCACTGCGTGAGACGTGGAAAACGGACTCTGAGTTTAAGCAAAACATCGGCCTGGCCTATCGCGCGTTTAACTCTCTGGCAGAGCAGGGCGACGATATCAACGTTATCGGCAATAACCCGATGGTGATCCGCATGCTGGCGAAGATTGGTGCGGAAATGCAGGAGGACGCTCCAGCAGGCGGCGAAATTAACCCGAGTGAGCAGCAGAGTATTCGCGAGCTGATGAAGTCCCCTGCGTACATGGATTCGAAGCATGCCGACCATGAGCGCGTATCTGCTCAGGTTCGCGCGTTCTATCAAAAGAGCTACGGCGATCAAACCGTAGCGTGACCAGTCACAACCAGAAGCCAGCCTAACCGCTGGCTTTTTTCATTTGGTCGGGATTCCGACCGCGCACCTCGCTAACAATCACTCCACAGCCCGGCGGGGACGCCGGATACCTGATTTTCCCACAGTGCGTAAGCGCCACCCGCATTGTGCAGACCTGGGCCGGGAAACCGACACCCCAACGGGCGATAATTTCTGGAGTGAGTATTATGGCTTTTGATGCTAACAAGAACATGATCACCGCTGCGTTCGTTACGCAGTTCCATGATTCTTACGAAATCGCGTCCCAGCAGAAGGATTCCCGTCTGCAAGCGGCCGTCATGGATCGCGGCAAAATCACTGGTGCATCGTTCACCATCAACGATATGGGCACCATTGAAATGCAGCAGATCACCACGCGCTTTGGCGATACTGTCTGGGATGTGCCTGAGGCAGGTACGCGTAATGCGCTGATGGCTGACTACGGCGTTTTCGTACCGGTTGAAAAGCGTGACCTGCGCAAGCTGATCGCCGACCCGCAGGGGCCGTATTTGCAGCTTACCCTTTCTGCGTCTAACCGCAAAAAAGACGATGTTATCTATCGCGCCCTGCTCGACACTGTGCTGCGCAAGACTTCCAACACTGGCGCTTTTGCACCTGTAGCGCTGCCAGCGGCGCAGAAGATTGTTGCGGGCGGTACCGGCATGACCAAAGCCAAGCTGATTGCTGCCAAGGCCATGTTCCGCAGGAACGAGTGCGACGAGCAGAACGGTGAAGAACTGTACATGACATACAACGCCGACATGCTGACGCAGATCCTCAGCGACACCACCCTGACCAGCGCCGACTTTATGGCGGTAAAAATGCTGCAGGAGGGGGCGGTTAACTCGAAGTGGCTCGGCTTTAACTGGCTGGCGTACGAGAAGCTGGATTCTGCCAGCGCTGGCGACCCTGCGGTGATCACCAAAACCGCAGCCGCCTGGTGTAAGTCTGCCGTGCATTTCGGTACTGGTGAAGATTACAACGTCGACATTGGCCCGCGCCGCGATAAAAACAATACGATCCAGATTTCTGTCGATGCGTCCTACGGTGCAGGCCGCGCCGCAGAAAACAAAGTCGTTGCCATCGATTTCGTTGCTTAACCGCTGGTGTCCTTGCCGGGGTTCGCCCCGGTCTTTTTTCATCTGAGGTTTCGCTATGGCTTCGAGTGTTTCTATCTGCTCTAACGCACTGCTCGCGCTGGGTGCCCATCCAATAAACGATTTTGTGGAAAACACAGATCACGCCCGGCTGTGCTCAAACATTTACCCTACGGTTCGCAATAACCTTCTCCGCGCACACCCCTGGAACTGTGCTGTTAAGCGAGTGGTTCTATCTCCCGTCAGTACCGCGCCAGCCTTTGGCTTCGGCTTTCAGTTCTCACTACCAGGCGATTTAATTCGCGTCCTGTCCGTAGGTGAGCAGCACGACGACATTCCGTATCGCATCGAAGGTAAGCGCCTGTTGGCAAATTTGCAGTCAGTGCAGCTGCGCTATGTGTTCCGCAATGAGGACGAATCGACCTGGGATGCTGCGCTGGTGAACGTGGCAGAAGCCACCATGCAGGCAAAGCTTGCGTATGCCGTCACCGGTTCAGCCAGCCTGCGCGACAGCCTGACACAGGAAGCCGCATTTTTATTACGCCAGGCAAAATCTATCGACGGGCAGGAAGAGCCGCCGGAAGAGCTGGGCGGTTACCCGACTTACGATTCGAGGTTCTGACATGCGCGCTAATTTAATAAAAACTAACTTTACTGCCGGAGAAGTCACGCCTCGCCTTATGGGGCGCGTTGATATCAACCGATATGCAAACGGCGCGAAGGTTATCGAAAATGCCGTGGTGGTGGTGCAGGGTGGTGTTGTTCGTCGCCCAGGTACGCGCTTTGCAGCTGCGGCTAAATATGCAGACAAGAAAGCCCGCCTTATTCCGTATGTGTTTAACCGCTCTCAGGCGTACATGCTTGAACTCGGCGAAGGTTACATTCGGTTTTATCAGAACGGCAAGCAGCTGGTAAACACGGACAACACGCCGTACGAAATCCCAAGCCCTTACACCGCTGACATGCTAGCGACTGTTAACTATGTACAGGGCGCTGACACCATGTTCCTTGTTCACCAGTCGGTCAAGCCTCACCGATTGCAGCGTAAGGGCCAGCTTGAGTGGGTGATGGAGCCGGCCCCGTTTATTGTCCAGCCTTTTGACGAGGTGCGCGACACGCCGCAGAAATGGTGCAAGCCATCCGTAAAAGAATTCGTCGGTGCGGAAATCACTCTGTCGCTAAGCGATGCTGATCCTGGCACCAACCCTACACCACCGTTTACCGGTGCGGGCTGGGTAGCTCAGGACGTAGGCTCTTACGTGAAAATAAATAGCGGTCTGGTACTGATCAAAAGTGTCACCAGTGCGCAGGTTGCAGTCGGCGTGATCCGTACGGATTTAACCGCGACGCAGGCAGCATCCCCCGGTGCGTGGACACGCGAGGATACCGTGTGGACAGATGAGTTTGGTTATCCCGGAGCGGTAACGCTGTACCAACAGCGCCTTGTGCTGGCCGGTTCGCCGAAGTACCCGCAAACAATCTGGTGGAGTGAGACGGGCGCTTATCTCTCTTTTGAGCTGGGAACCAACGACGATAAAGCTATCAGTTTTACGCTTTCCTCTGACCAGCTAAATCCTATTGTTCACCTGGCCCAAATGAACACGCTCATTGCGTTAACGTACGGCGGCGAGTTCACGATCACAGCGGGCAATGATGCGGCAATTACTCCGACCAATATTTCTGTAAAAAACCCCAGCCCCTATGGTTGCAATAACCTGCGTCCATTGCGTGTGGGGACTGAAATTATGTTTATGCAGCGCGCCGGGAAGAAACTCTATTCAGCTGCGTACGATCCCGATTCCTTTGTGGCTTACACAGCTACCGATATGACTGTGCTGGCCGAGCACATTACGGCAGGCGGGGTTAGTGACATGGCGTACCAACAACAGTCCGATCCGTTCGTGTGGATGGTGCGTAATGATGGCGTGATGATCTCAATGGCTATCGACCGCACGCAGGATGTTATTGCCTGGTCACGGCATTTAAGTGAAGGAAAATTTGAGTCTGTAGCCTGCATCCCGTCAATTTCTGACGATGTAGTGTACGTGCTGGCTAGCCGTCAGGTGAACGGCAATACCGTGCGCTATGTCGAAGTTCTGGACAGCTCAATGAATACCGACGCCGGTGTTACCGGGCAGAGTGACGACGGCGCTATAACATGGAGCGGTTTCTCTCACCTTGAAGGTAAAACGGTAGACGTTATCGCGGATGGTTCTGTTATGTCTCAGGCGGTGGTAGCGTCAGGGCAAATTGCGATCCCGCGCAAAGCCAACAAAATCGAAGCCGGGTTGCACTATGAGACATCGATAGAAACGCTGACGCCCGAGATTCCTACATCAGAAGGAACGATGCAGAACGCCCGCAAGCGCACCAGTGAAGTTACATTACGATTCCTGGAAACCACCGGCGCAGAGTGCAACGGTCAGGTTATCCCGTTCCGCACCTTTGGCCCCAAAATTCTTAACCAGCCCGCCCCGCTGTTCACGGGCGATCATTACATCGGAAAGCTGGGCTGGGAACGCGGTGAGGACACGCTTCTTATTCAGCAGCGCCAGCCGCTACCGTTCCACCTTCTCGCCATTATGTTCACGTTTACCAGTAATGGGGGCTAATCATGATCAGACCAGCAGGAATTAGCGATATACCAGAGGTTATCCGCCTCTCAGAAACCATGCACCAGGAGTCCCGTTACCGTGAGCTTCCGTACAGTGGGCAGAAATTTGCGGCTCTGTTGCGACGCCTGATTGATTCCCCTGACGGTATGGTGGCTGTTGCCGAAAAAAACGGGCGGATCGTCGGCGCGATTGCCGCTGTCATCACTGAGCACTATTTCGCTGATGCACATATTTCCTATGAGCTGGGGCTGTACGTAGAAAAAGCTCATCGCGGAACGCTGGCGGGTTACCGGCTTGCAAAAGAGTACATCGAATGGGCCAAATCTAAAGGTGTAGACCAAATCGATATGGGTATCACAACTGACATTGATGAAGAGCGCACTGGCAAGATGTACGAAAGGCTTGGGCTTAAGCATGTCGGCATCGTTTTTTCAGGGGGTAAATAATGGCATGGGTAGCACTGGCTGCAGCGGCGGTTTCAGCTCTGGGCGCGATGAAACAGGGCAACGACGCTAAAGCGGCAGCAAACTATAACGCCGCTCAGACACAGGCAGATGCGCAGGCAAACACCGCAGCGGCGAAAGTTCAGGCGCAGCGTATTCGTGAGCAGGGCGCTAAGCAGGCATCACAGGCAAACGCCGCTTTTGGCGCATCTGGTGTTGAAGCTGATAGCGGCACAGCATTACGTGTAACCTCCGGGATTGCTGGCGATGCTGAGCAGGACGCATACCAGACTATCCTCAATGGCGTGAATAGTTCCAACCGCATGCGTGCACAGGCGCAGGCGGACAGGCTGAGCGGAAAGCAGGCGCAGCAGGCCGGAATGATTAACGCAGGGAGTTCGCTGCTCTCGTCTGGTTCAAAAATGTATAGCGGATGGAAAAACTAATGCGCATACCTACGGGAAATTTTGGGAACGTCACACCGGAAGCGCCATCCGGTCGCGTGAACCTCGGCAATGCTGGCGCGGTGGGCAATGCTCTAGCGGGCGTTGGTGCGGCTATTAGCGACGTATCTGACGTTATTCAGCATGAGAAAAGGAAAGCGGACTTAGCTGCTACCCAAGCTGCGCTAACGGATCTTGAAGCCAAATCAAACGACCGCTGGGAGAACCCGGAAACAGGCGCCTTGGTCACACGCCAGGGCTTTAATTCTACCGGCGTAGGCCTGGACATGGATAAGCTGGATTCCTCGGACTACGACGAAGCACGCAAGAAGGTGCCGGAAAGCCAGTTGCAGTATTTCGATGCTCAGTGGAAAGCCGCACAGGTTCGACGCATGAGCACGTATAGCTCGTTCGAGCGTTCGCAGACGGCTCAGGCGCAGCAAGGACAGCTTGACGCAACAGTTAAATCCTCTGTCGAACAGGAATCATCAGCGTTCGATAATCCTCAAGCGGCCGCGCTGATTCGCGGTGCACGTAAACATTCTATCGAGCTTTACGGCCAGACACAGGGCTGGTCTGTTGACCAGATAACGCAGGCTGTTTCTGAGGCAGACCAGCAGGCAATGGATCAGCGGGCGCGGAACTATGCAGTAACGAATCCGCAGGGTTGGCTTGCTGGTGACTTCCCGACAAAAGAAAGTGGCGGCATGGACATGCGGGCCATAGGAATTGTGGAGTCTGGCGGGAATCATTTCTCCGCTGACGGTAATGTTATTCAGGGGCCGGTCACAAAGTCCGGTGACAGGGCGCAGGGACAGTACCAGTTAATGCCCGAAACAGGGAAAGAACTGGCGGCTAAACGCGGCGTTGAGTACAACCCGAACGACCCAGAGCAGCATGCACAGCTGGCTAAAGATTACGTGGGCGAACTGTATTCTAAATACGGCTCAGAGACGTTAACCGGTGCGGCATACAACTGGGGGCAGGGTAACGTCGATAAGCTTATTGCTAAAATTGGCGACCCGCGCAAAGGCGAGGTATCGCAAGCTGAGTTTATTAAAAATCTGCCAGCGGAAACGCGCGGCTGGCTGGCTCGCTACAACAAAAACAAAACCGGGTTAGATCCCGTGGCCGTCGATAAAATTGATAGCATCGCAGAATCAAAAATCCGTGAGCAGCGTACGAACCTGCGGCAGCAGATTGACCCGATTCTCAACAATACGATGGCACAGCTCTACAACGGCGAAGTACCTGACGCAATGCCGGACAAGGCGACCATTAATTTCGCGTACGGTGAGCAGGGCGGCCAGATGGTAAAACAACTGGATATCGCTATTACCAGCGCTAAAAAGTTCCAGGCTAACGAATGGGACAGCCAGTACCAGTTGCACAGTAAACCTGTTGGAGAGGTGCGGCTCGATCCCGACCGCATCCGCGAATACAACGTGCATCCTGAAATCCGCTACGCAAACCGCACAGCGTCAATGTGGCTCGGCAGCACACAAATTGTTGGCGCTGTCGCCTGGTGGGACGTTGCCACCGGCAAAGTTAAAGCTGATGCCTCTGCCCTGTCGCTGATTCTTACCGACGCGCGCGGCCACCTGTACTGGCACGTGTGCCAGGAATTGACCGGCGAGCTGGCAGAGTTCGACGATAACGACAAAATAACCGGCGGCCAGGTAATGCAGATTAAAGAGCTGGTGGTCAAATTCCAGATCCCGGTTGTCTGCGTCGAGGTAAACGGCCCCGGCAGCTTCGCCGGTAAATTACTGCGGCAGGCACTCAAGGGTACCGGCTGCGGCGTGCGTGAAGAGTTCAGCGTCACCAATAAGCAAAAGCGTATTCTGGACGCGTTCGAAGCGCCGCTGTCCTCCCGGTTCCTGTGGGCGCACAGCGATGTACTGGACGGCCCGATGTATGACCAGTTGCGGGACTTCAACCCAGAACTGACAAACCAGCCGGACGACTTTATCGACTCAGGGGCGGGGGCTATCAGCTCAACGCCGGTTCGTATAGGGAAAGTGGTCGGGATTCCGACCGGGCAGGCGAGAGAACATTGGCAGCTAAGTGACGGCGACCACCAGGTCGAAGTCGATTACTAACCTGCCAGAGGTTTCTCTATGTCGGTACCGAACCAAACCCCCTACATAATTTATAACGCCAACGGTATGACAACCGTTTTTCCTTTCGAGTTTTACATCATCGCTGCGGGTGATATTCAGGTCAGTATTAACGGCACCGTAGCAACCAGTGGCTTTAGCGTGTCTGGCACGGGCAATGTGAGCGGCGGTGATGTGGTCTTTCTGACGCCGCCTGCTGCTGGCTCAGTGGTTATGCTGGAACGCGTAGTGCCTACCTATCGTTTGACCGATTACCAGGACAACGGTGATCTGCTTGCCGACACTATCAACAAAGATTTCGACCGGCTATGGATGGCAATACAGCGCTCGTCTATATACCTCGGCCTGGCGTTACGTCGCCCACTTCTGGGCGGGCCGTTCGATGCCGAAGGGTATCGGATTGAGAGCCTGGCAGACCCTGTGAATGAGCAGGACGCCGCGACAAAGAAATACGTCGAAACGGTATCTCTTGCCCGTACATTGCGCGTACCAGAAGGTATGGTACAGCCTGTGCCGTCAACAGCGGAGCGTGCAAATAAGTTGCTTGCCTTTAATTCTTCCGGTGACCCTATTCCCGTTATTCCCGCCTCTGGCTCAGCCAGCGATGTTATGATCGAGTTGGCAAAACCTACCGGTGCCCGCAGAATAGGATATAACGGGTCGACGGTTGCTGATGAACTGGATAAATCAAACCTCCGTGCCGGTGATGTAGTATACGCCGCTGATTATCTTCCAGCTTCCTACATTCCGGGGGCGGATGTTTCCACTCACATGCTAAACATTGCGGCCGCTGTAAACGCCATACCAAATACCGAACATAACGGAAAGCCTGTCGTATTGGAATTTCCATCTGGCTGGTTCAAGCACTCATCAACCCTCTGGTTTAAGCGCCCTGTTATCTTAAAAAGCAGTGGCGACACAAAAATGGAGTTTACGGGTTCTGGAAATCAAATCAAATTTGGCCCTGACGGAATCACATTTAATGGTGATGGCGGAGGATTAGATCATAAGCTCCATGTTACCTACGGTTTCGTTGGTGATGGTATTTTTACATTTACAGGAAACCTTTCAGATGATGGTATTGTGTTTAACGAGTTTATAACAAATCCAAGATTAATTGGGCTAAGATTTGTTAACTATGGTTCAGAGGATCATTACGAGATAAAACTTTGGGGGCAGTGCTGGGATATAACGGTAAACAATGTAAGGCACACAAATACCCAGTCTAAAGCTGTTAATTTCATTAGCGCTAACGGTAAAATGAAGGATGGTACCGTAGATTACGGTAACAGTCGGTTGCACATAGGGTCTGATGTTTACCTACAGATTGAAGGTAGTGCCGCTGGCGGAATTTGTATTGATGTTGGTGGAGCAGATTATCGGTTTGATGGTGTGGCGCATGGGTGGCGAGTAACTCACCAGTTAGGGGCTTTCGCGAGTAATCCGAGAATCAATGGCTACCATGAAACTATCTATGTAGGGTGTGAGTCCCTTATAACTTATGGGGGAGTCCCTGAGGATACCGTAGTCCGTGATGACGGTTATTTTGAAGGGGGGGTAATTGGTGGAGATGGGTGTTACTGGGCGGCACACAATTTGCCTTCATCACAAGGTTATCCTGAAACTCACTGTAGGTTCATGCGCCCTGGCAGGAGTGACGTAGTTCTAAAAGGAATGAAAATTAATAACTTGGGAACATATTCCGTAGACAATAGATTTCCACTTGTTACTACTAATATTATTGACGGTAGACCAAGCTATGGAAACTCTTACGATGAAATAAAGGTTCCATCTGCAATGGTTCATCAGCAAAATGCTCTTATTCAACCTTGGATGCCAATGAGAAAAACAGATAACTTGGTAGTTAACGGAAGTGGTAGGTTGTCACGGTCTGGAAATTCATTCTCTTTCTCATCTTCAGCCTCATCGGCAAGGATTTTTGATTTTTGGGAGTATACCTCCAACGGTGCTGGTCAATGTCAGATATACAGAAACATGATTTCGAACAATACAGAGTTTACACATGAAGGAACCACCATGGGTGTTGTTATTCCTTCTGCAAACGCTGACACAAAAACGATAAGATGCGTCCTTGATAAAAACGCATTTAAGTGCCAAGGGAGAGAGTTGACTTTATCTTTTATGGCGACAAATGGCTTCCCCAATATCAAAACAGAAATTTCCGTGACTCTATTGCTTTCCTTTTCATCATCAGGCGGGGATATAAAGGCTTACTCTTTTGGGGCTTTCGACATAGGCCCGTCATTTGGGCTTAAGAGTTTTTCTCTAAATATACCGTACTACGGCGGACAGTCTTCAAGTGATGCAGTGGCATATTTAGTTTTCGAACTTCCTAAAAACCAGTTGGTTAATATCGTATTGGCTAATGTAAATTTATGTGCCGGGAATGTTGCAGTTCAAGGGCCAGGAGAGCTTAAGGACTGGGATGTGTTGGCTAGGTCAATTGCATATTACGGAAGTTAATTCCGCACTTATAGGCCAGGTTTTCCCCCTGGCCTATACTGTAATTCTTTATATATTACTTACTCTCTTGTTTTGTAATATAAAATTCAATGCTGCGGATAAAATAGTTAGAAAAATCAGAATAAAAATCAGGTCAACAATATACGCCAGTCCCACTGGCGGTGAAAGAAGAACAACAATTGTTCTACAATACAAAACAGAAACGAATGAAGAGTAAAAAATATCATTTCTCCTTCTTCCGTTTTTTGCCTTGCAAATACGTCCAATAATCCATCCAATCGCTGCGGTCATTATGATTCCTCCGACAGCACCAAAGTAGGCGTAGCCTGCTAAATCAAAATGACTCGTAGGCCCCCTAGCGATATCATCCCAAGGATACCAAACCTTCCATATTAACCTGCCAACATCATTTTCTGTGTAGTCATAATCGAAAACATTTTGCATAACACCATTACCCGCAATATACCCAAATAATTGATAAATGGAATTACTTACATGCAGAGAATCGATAACTGAGTTAGGTAATGAGAAATAGTAGGCATCTCCGTTAGCAAATATCCTCATAAAAAACAACTCGACAACCACAGGGGCATCCATGTAGTTAGCTTTTGTGTATCCAAGAGATTGAGATGCGAAAGAAAGAAGAAATAAAACATAAGATATCATTGCAATAGCTAACAATACAAAAATAACTAATGATTTACCTGTTAGCTTAGGTTTCCAACCACAGTAAATATAAATTGATATTAACGCAACTAAGAGATGCTCAAGCAGTGAAAACTTAGCTCCGGAAACAAAAGAAGCAATTACGGAAATCAATATCGCAAATGCTGCCAAAAACCATCTTTTAAACCCTATACTCTTGATTGCCATAATTGATAAATATGCAGTAAGTAAAAGTCTTACCACATCAAGAACCCTTACTAAAGCACCTAGACCCCTATTTGCCTCAAATCTAGACTGAATAAAGGCTTCAAAAGAAACATTCTTTACATAAATGGTTGTCAGCATGGTGTATGTCAAAAGCAATATCCAGAATATCATATTGCTGTTAGCGTTACAGGTGTTGAATATTTTTTCAGAAACACCAATGGCTTTAAAATTCCTTGTTTTGAAAGATAGTCTCATGAAAGCGGCGAGAACTATCCAGTTTGACAAAATCATATAAAAAATGTGATCTGGTATGTAATCATATATCCAGAGGATAAGAACTATCGCGTAAGAAGTGCCAAAAGTAAAAGTGAAATAAAAATGAATTGGGTCTATAAAACCTACAGCAAGCCTCCTTACTGTTAGATAACAAAGAAAAGTTAATGGAACAGCATATAACAAATATTCAATCCAATTTGAAAATATAAAATGGAAAAAATCAGTATCACTCATCGATTTCTATCTCAACTATTTGCATTGTGCAATATCCTAGATTAATCGCTATGTTAGCATCTACAGGGGTATGTGCAAAATAGATGGTCAGGATTCCGACCACCCCCCAGCCTTACCCTCGGAGCACTTAATAGTGTTCCCTCCGGGGGTAAGGTATGAGGATGAACCCGCAAAACAACTGGCTTTCATGGATAGGCAACGGGCTAACTACCGTTGCTGCGTATCTAGGCATTACCACTCTTGATTTAACTTATCTTGTCCTGGCTGTTCTCGGCTTCCTTCTTTCCCTGCTCGGCTGGCTTGATCGTCGGTCAAAAATCAAAGCTGACCGCCACGCTACTGCTGAGCGTCTGGCGCTCGATCGCCAACGTACGCGAGCGGTTATCGAATTCCTGAGCAAGTCCGATTCACACAACATTGACCAAGCCGATGAGGTTGTCGCTAAAGTACAGCGTGTTATGGCTGAAACGGAGGTACAGCCGTGAAAGGTCTGGCAAAGAAACTTAGCCCGGCAGTAATAAGCCTCATTCTGGCCGGTGCGACGGCGCCTGTGATTATGGATCAGTTCCTGGACGAAAAAGAGGGCAACCACCTCACCGCGTACCGGGACGGATCCGGCATCTGGACGATTTGCCGCGGCGCCACTACGGTAGACGGCAAGCCGGTAAAACAGGGCATGCAACTGACGCAGGCCAAATGTGATCAGGTAAACGCTATCGAACGTGATAAGGCGCTGGCCTGGGTAGAGCGCAATGTGCATGTGCCGCTGACTGAGCCGCAGAAGGTGGGCATAGCGTCATTCTGTCCGTACAACATCGGGCCCGGGAAGTGTTTCTCTTCGACGTTCTACCGCAAGCTTAACGCAGGGGATCGTAAAGGGGCATGTGCTGAAATCCGGCGCTGGGTTTTTGACGGGGGGCGCGACTGTCGGCAGACGGAAGGGCAGGCCAGCGGCTGCTATGGGCAGGTCGAACGGCGCGATCAGGAATCTGCGTTAGCTTGTTGGGGGATATACGAGTGACGGCGAAATTTAAAATCATGCTGGCCGCCGCGATTTTGATTCTGTACGCCAGCACTTATTACTCAGGCTACCTCAAGGGCTGGTACGCGCACAGCGATCACGTAAACAGCCAGGCAAAAGCCAAAGAGAAAGCCGTCGCTACAGGCGAGCAGAAAGCGGCAGCGGCCAGCACCGAAGCCAAAGTAATTTACCGAACCGTTTATCGTGATGTGGTGAGATATGTTAACGACCCGAATCATACTAAGTGCGATTTTGACGATGGCGCTGTGCAGCTGCGCCAGCGTGCAATCGACGCGGCCAACAATATCCCCGGATTTGATGAACCCGCCGTGCAAGATAAATAACGCAGGTCAGGACAGTGACGAGGATCTGCAGGCAGACACCCAAACGGCGGAATGTGTGAGAGATCTGCGTACTAATATTTATCGCTGGCAGTCGTGGTATAAGGCGACTGAGTAGCATAAAGTCAGGGGAATAAAGTGATTATTGTTGGTGTAAGTTACTGATAGATATCATGTGTATTTCAGTGTGATATTCTTCTGAATGCAGATAACTGGTTGATATGACGCATTTATTTATCGGTCTTGAAAACCGGCGACCCGAAAGGGTTCCAGAGTTCGAATCTCTGCGCTTCCGCCAACATTCGAAGGGGTTGCTGAAAAGCAGCCCCTTTTTGCTTTGGGCTGTTGGTATATTCTTGCCCTCTGGCACCCTATTCTGAAATAGCCTTCGTTTTGATATCGTGAAACGTTCCTGGAACAGTGCGACCCAGCTTTATCGCTGCAGCTTTCTTTGCCTTGTTCCACCAGGTGTTGAACGTTTTCTTATTCATGACTCCGCCTGATGGCCCGTGAATCAGAAAGTCGGCGGCAGACCTTCCGGACAACTTCTCAATAGCCAGGTCAACCGCAGCTCTGAGGTGAGGGGACCACTGCTTGATCTATTTTTTACCCGTTTTATTTTACTCAATAAAAAACCCTTCATGCCTGACGTCTACGATCCGCCGATCCAGTACGTCGCCTTCGCGCGCGGTGCAAAGGTATGAAATTTCCATGGCCACCAGGATCGCTGGGCGGCGCATTCGTATGCAGCAAGGTAATCTTCATCGGGGATATAAACGTCCCGGTCGAGGAGGGTGAATTTTCGGATCCCTTTGCAGGGATTGCCATTGACATACCCTTGCACAAAACCCCAGCCAAATACATGGGGCATGCTGGTCACTTCAATAACCCATGTATGTGAATCGGCGATGTTTGCGCTAAATAGCTGCGCGGAATAGTAGATCACTTTAAGGGAACTCAGCCCGGATTGTGCGATCTGATCAATCGCCAAAAAGAAACAAACCACCAACCG